TGACCTGCTGTACGAACCAAAGTATGTACCTCTCATTAAAGGGCCGAGCACACTACTCGTCTATCGTGGAGGAACAGTAGCCACAACTGGATTTACCCAGGTTTATTGGATTGAACTCCCAAGCACAGCTTTGAATTAGAGGTAAGTAATGCCTATAGGTTTCAAACTACTAGATAAAGATGGTGTGCCTTTTAAACAGATTGATAGGAAGCTGCGAACTTCCTCTATGCTCTACACTTTTGACATTGCAGAGGGGAATGTTCCTGGCCACTTCAGTATAAATAAGTTTGGGCATAACGACACAGTTGCTGGTACTCTTGAAACTGTATGGAGTAACAGCACACTCTATTCCTATATGACCTCTGCTGACCAGCTGGAGATATTAAGCTCTAACGATGAGGATGGTGGAGCGGGCACTGATACTGGAGCGCTCACAATGGACATCTTCGGACTGGATGCTAACTATAACGAGATAGGTGAAGGGATTGCGTTAAATGGGGCTTCAGTTGTCACCTCTACTAATAGTTTCCTTAGAGTATATCGTGCTGTCGTTCGCACAGCAGGCTCTACTGGCTGGAATATAGGAACAGTAACGATTAGGGATGCTGATACAAATACTACAAGGGCTACGATAGAGCCATTTAAGAACCAGACTCTTATGGCTATGTTCACTGTTCCTGCTGGCTTCACTGGCTTTATGACAGGATGGTACGGAGGTACAACTCTGAATAAGGCAACTGAAATAGAACTATACATCCGCCCCTTTGGAGAGGTATTCCAGGTAAAGCGCAATCTGCATATAGTTCAAAATGCCTTTGAGGAGAAGTTTGACTTCCCTGAGTTAGTAAAAGAAAAAAGTGATATAGAGATACGAGCTATAGCTAGTGGTGGTGGTGGAAATGTGTCTGCTGGGTTTTTTATGTGGTATGAGAAACTTTAGGAGTTAGAAATGACCAAAAAAGACCGCCTTACATTACTGGAACTCGGCCTTAGATGTCAATTTTTAGAAGTGGATTACAAGGTGAGATAATGCCCTATAAAGTTGTCAAGCGTGGTGGGACTAAGCCTTATAAGATTATCAAGATTTCCACTGGCAAGATTGTTGGTAGTTCTACCAGTAAAGTGAAAGCCGAAGCAAGCGTAAGGGCTAGGTATATAGGTAAAAGGAGTTAGAGATGGCATCAAATGATTTCTTCCAGCGGATGACTAAAGAAGCAATGAATGAGTTGGCTGATGGCAAGAAAAGCTGGAAGGAGGTTAGTCCGAATGTTTTAATTATGGCTGTCTTCGGTATGCTGACTAATCATCTAACCCACAAACTCACGAAGCCAATGTGGTTCTTTGCTTCAGTGGTTGCCGCAGGTGTTATATGGTATGTAGTCAGTTCAATTTTAGGAATATAGGAGACTAATGTGAAGGAACTGAAGGAACTGCTTAAAAGATGGGTCAGTGATACCAACGACCTGATAGCGTTATTCCTGCTAATCCTAATTATTCCTGGTATGTGGATAGCTGATGCCACTGATATTCTTAACCTTAGTGGTCAGATAGAGGGTGCCACTATTATGGGGTGGACGCTTGTTCTTCAGTTCTATTTTAGACGCAGGAAACCTAAATGATAATAGCTAAGGTCTACAAATGGTTCTGGCGAGACTTTTTAATGCGGAGAGAACCCTTTACATTTCAATTCAGAAGGATGGCAAAGAAGTGGCCGTTGGTCTGGATAATTTTCCCTGCCCTGTTGATAGTAGGCTATTTCGTTTTTGTTATCTATAAGGTAAAGGCTTACAAGTGGGCTTGGATAATCGGTGGACTTGCTTTGGTTGGTTTTATAACCTGGCTATTGCTACACCTCGGAGGGTTTGGATAGTTCTTAGAAGCCCTCAGAGCCATATACAGGGATTGTAATAGAAGATGTATAGGATTGGTTATCTTACCCCCTTTCCTTTGCTTAACGGCTTAGGAGAGGGGGTATTTATTTTTTGAAGAAATATTTACCACTCACTATTCTCAAAGCGTTTAATCAGTTGGCAGTTCATACATAGTGTTTGATAGCCAAGGGGGTAATCGTTTTTGATAAGCCAATTATAAAATCTTGAGCCACCACGCTGCATTTTTAATTCTGCTTTGTGCTTATTCCCACCACCTTCAATGTGGTCTATGGTGAGTGCCCTAATATCGTGGAAACTACAAGAAACACACGCTAACTGCCCATTCCCATAATGTGATAGCACAAACTTTTTAACTCTTTGCCTCAATCTTTTTTCAGCTACTCTGTGTAAACGCTTTCCATTTTCGGTTGTCTTATAATAACGGCGGTATACCTTTCTATATTCCTGAAAGTTCTTTGACTTATAACCCGTAAGTACTTGATGTATTCTCTGTCTACTTACACCATATAACTTACCTATGGCTTCATAACTCCAACCCTTTAACCGAAATTCCCCTGCCTTGTTTCTGTCTATTATTGTCAATACTCCCATCTCAAGTATACCATATCTGTCAAGATTAAACTATTTTGAAAAGAAAGTTTGATTATGTCAAACAAACGCTTGACAAGGTAAACCCTGGGGTATACTATTTATAAAAAGAGGTAGGATATGCCATCAAAGAACACAACAATAGTAGCAGCAAGAATACCCGATGATACACTAAAGGAAATCAACTTTCGTATATCAAGGCGAGGTATTACATTAAACAAATGGTTAAACTGGGCAATAAAAAATGGATTAAGGAAGCACAGGAAGAATAATGAGCAGATATAAATACGAAATCGGGGATACAGTATCATACAAAGCACTTAAAACTAAAGATATAACCTGCCCTTGTTGCGGTCATATTGAGACCGAATTTAAGAGTGTTCAGCGTTGGGGTAAAATAGAGAGCAGAGGTAAAGATTATACTGTAAGTAGCTGGGATATGGGCTATCAGTTAGATAAGGAAGAGCAGCCAGATGGGACGATACTAATAATACCGAGTATAGGGAATATAGAGCAGCCCGTTAAAGAGAATTTCTATAAAATCAACAATCAGTCAGTCCTTGAGGAAGCAATATTAGGGCAGAGAAATGAAAACTAAGCAGCAAGAGATAGGAGAACTGATAGATGCGGTTTTGGCAAATTGGAATCCCAATGCAGGTATATCTGGTAATTGGCATCCTTTATATGGCGGCGCATCTGTAGTGCAGGATTTGATGCTTGGACTCCACTCTAAGGGTGCCTGTATCAAGGTGGAGCCTCCAAAGCCCAAGCATACTGCTCACTCACGATTTGACTATGAGGTGGAGTGCTATAGAAAGCTACTACTTAAAGCTGGGTATGTAGCAGTGGAGTCCCTCATATGAAGATAGAGTCTATATTATCTTGGATGGTAGTTCCCGATGAAACTACTGAAGGTAATCCTTGCTTTGTTGTTTATGACTTGGATTTACACGGCTGTATGGGTCAGGGCTTAACTGAAGAAGAAGCTACCGCTGATTGGCTAGAGGCAAGAAAAGAGTATCTAAATGAAGAAGGAAATGGAAGAAGAACTTAAAAAACAAAACAAACCTAGTGACCAATATATTATAAATGCTGCTAAATACTTAGACGATGCTGATGTACCAATGGACAAGAGGATGATTAAATGACAGATATTGAAGAGGGGATAGAAAAACTTATGAGAAAGGCTGTAGGGAGTTCTTGGCATACATATCAAACTGAAGAAATCTTCGCCTACCTGAAATCAAAGGGTGTAGTTAGGTTGGCAGTTAGGGAAAAGACAGTTGTTATGAATGATAAGGGCGTCTTCCTTAATAAATCCACAACCAAAGACTTTACTGGCGGGGAAATTACTTATTATAAAGTAGTCAACTTGGATGGGACGGAGCTATGAACCTAATTAAAAATATCGTCAACCAATTGGAGGAATTTCACGGCAACTACGATGATATGGATGCAGAGAAAGTAGCTGAGATTATTATTGACTTAGTAAAGCCACCGCTGCCGGCTCCTCCTCCATTCCCAGAGAACCACAAGGGTCAGTGGTGCTATATTCAGTTAAAGTTCTGCCAGGAAGGGATATGCTCCGACTGCCAGATTTACTTAGACTGGATTAATGGTGTCCTTTATAATGATATAGTTATCTCATCTGATATAAAAACTCAAGCTGATGTAGAGAAAAAGGCTACCGAAATTCTAAACAGATATAATCTTAAATGCCGGAGCTGTGGTGCTACATCTGATGTCCACTTCCACAATGTCTATATCGGCGGACAGGGAGATGTAAGATTTCCCTACTGTGATGATATGGTCGCTTGCTCAGGTAGATGGAACATTCAACACGGACTACCAAGAGACTTTAGCTTGGAGAAGAAATGATTTTAGCAAGACGGGATAGTGCAGATAGAATGCTGGAGGGCTTGGAGGAGAAATAATGCTATATAGATTATCTAAGGTTTTAAGGTATTTTCAGCCAAAACCCGAGATGCTTGATGTATGCCAGTGTTGGCATACTTTTGAAGAACACGATTGGGGAGCTTACAGAAACCTATCCACAGATTATAGTGCAGCTTGCTTATGTGATTGCCTGTGCGATGATTTTACAAGGAGTAAGTAATGAACAAGATGATAGTCAGAGGATGCGGCACAAGTAAGCAAATATTCGGTTCACTCAAGAGACTAGCTAAAGAGTTTGGGCATTTAACTTTAGCTGAGGTAGAGAAGGGTAACAAGTGTAGATTTCTAGGGATAATGAGGAGGTTGAGGAATGGGTAATCCCAATTATTGCGATGAACACAATACAGCGTTCTTTAAGACAGGCAAAATGAGAGGTTACGCCCATCCGATAAAAGAGGGCGAGGAAACAGTTGGTTGGTGTAATAGACCAGATGAAGTTAATAAGACAGGAGGGAAGGAAACCCCACCAGTAAGTGTAGGGGATGGTAAAAACCGAGCCTTCGCCCTGTCGTACAGTAAAGACTTAGCTGTAGCTGGAGTTATTAAGGTTAATGAGATTGGTGAATATGCCAAGCGGTTTAGCAAGTACCTTGACATAGGGGATTAACAATAGCCAGCCGAGGAGTTGAGCCGACCATAATAGGACGGTACAGGTGAAGGTGCTGCTAACCGTACGGCAATGGCAGAGAACACTGGAACTCTTGGGTGGGTAGGTGCATAGAGAGTATGCGTGTAGGCTGGCAATATGGGTGATGGCTGGGGGTTCGGATTACCTATGGAAGCGCCCCTTAGCACGGCGAATTAAATAGTTCTCCAGCCCCAGCCTAGCCCAAAGGGAGGAATGACGGCATCTGATGAATTAACTCGCAGGCTGTTAATAGAGCAGACTAGAAAAGAAATCCTTGATAAAATTAAACAATATCAAGTTGGCTTTGTATCCAATGGTAATATAATGGCAACAAAAACTTCAGACAAATGGGATGGTTTTATATTTGTAATACCCAAAGAGAAATACCAGGAGTTATTTGAGGAGGCAATATGAAGAAAATAAGTGAAGAGAAAATAGCTATAATAGGACAAAAGCACTTTGGGGATATGGGAACTATATCGCTTGAGTATCCTATAGAAGTAGCTCAAGCCCAGCTAGACTCCTACGAGAAGGAACACAAGAAGGTGGTAAAGGAGATATTTAGGGAGATAGAGGATAAAGGTCTATTCCAAAACCCAAAACATATTCTTTTAACAGATAAAGAATGGCAAGCCTTACGGCAGAAATATGGAGTTAAGTAATGGCAGAACAGGATAAGACACCGATAAGAGAGCAGATATTCAAGCTATTATTCCCACACGCAAGGGTTAAGAGACAAAGCGATTGTGTTATAATTGACCAAATCTTAGTCCTTACTAAACACTACTACGTAGAAAAGGAGAGGGAAAGGAGAGGGAGAGGATAATTAAAATCCTCAAGGAAGCCTACCCAGCAATAGATACTTGGCCTTGCTGGAAGGAGGTTGAAGCCAATAAAGTTCAAGATTATAAGCAATAAAGAGATAACTTTAGAACAAAGAAAAGCAGGGTATTCTACCTGTGCCCTAGACCAGCATAGACTTACCGCCCGTAGAGAGCAGAAGAACACACTTTTGCAGGTATACGATGAGCTAAATGGTTGTTGCACTTGGGCACATATCGGATACCTGTTGGAGGACTTAAAGAAGGAGGTAGACAATGACAAATAAGAATAGGGGGCAAGTATCAAGCCCGCTGGGGCAGGATAAACTGGTAGAGAAGATAGCCAGAATTATATGGTTCCTTGACCAATCTTGTCAATCTGAGCATCCAACGCAGAGACATAAGGGTGCTGCCGAAGAGGTACTCCAAGCCATCCTAGCCGACCCCTCTATAGTGAAGATGAGTAAGGAGGAAAGGGGTCATATTTTAGAGGTACAACAATATCTTTGTGACTTTGCCGAAACGCTAAATGATGATGGCAGTTGTTCCATTTGCCGAAGTATAAAAAGGAAGCTGGCTGAGTGAAGCCAAAGGAGTAAGGAATGAAAGTAGGCAAGGGGTTAACGATTTACTTATGTTTCGGGAAATGGGCTGGTTTCCATTTTAGAGCCGACCCTAGAACCGATTTTGCTTTTCAGTTGACACTAGGTTGGGTTAGCCTTGCTATTGTTACTTATGATATTGAGGTAGTCCTTAGATTGTTAATTGAAAAATTAGATTTAACCAACAAGCACCCCGACTGCCCAAGTAAAAAGGAGGATAGGTAGATGGTAAAGATGAAGTGCCCCAGTTGTGGCGAGGTATTCCTTTGCTCTGATAAGCCCACTGCGAGGTGCCCTAAGTGTGGGTTCTGGTGGGACATAAAATGAAAACTATCATAGCAGGGAGGAGATAGATGGACTTACAGCAAAAGGCTCTGATAGTTATTGAATGTCTGGTAGAAAACGAGGAAGACTTATTGTCACGAAAGGTTTGTCGTATAGCTCACGGAGCTAAGGGAACTTGTCTTTATCATACTGAAAATGCTGTTTGGCGTAAGGAGTTAGATAGCACATACCGTGATATGAGGAGGCGTAAAATACTTTAATGAAAACCATACTAATCTTACTAACACTTTTATTAGTCAGTTGTGCTCCCGTCCTGGGGTATAACCGCACCTTCAAAGATGTCTACTCCTACAAGATAGACGAGGGCTTTGATATAGAGTTAATACACGCTAGAGTCCTTGAGACTGGAATAAGAGACATCGCCATCGGAACTGATTTACACTCAATAATCACCAACCAGGGAGCGACTGTCCAACCCTTACTGGACGAAATCAAGTGGGTTAAGAAGAAGGCTCACGCCAAGACTATCTGGGTGATAGACTACAACGAATCTACCAGAATGGGATATGAGCCTGATGGTGTCTACCGCTACTATAGGAAATGGGAATACCGCCTAGATGCTTACCGAGCCATTGCCAAAGAGATAGACTACTTCATCGTGGTTGTCGGGGTGATGCATTACCCAGCACCAAGCGACATCACGACCTATCTACTTGCCCTGAATGGCATCTTCCGGGAGGAGGATGTGAAGTTCGGGGTGTATGATGGGGACGGGGTAAGGGATAACTTGAACTACGAACTGTTAGCCGAGGAAGGAATATTTATCTGGTCCGACATCTATATTGACTCTTTCTCTCAGTCGGCCTATCTCCGTAGCCCTAACGGGTGGGGCAACCTAGTAACTCTGTTCTATATGGGGCCAGGTAGCTGGCAGTTCAATGAGCCCGAGGACTTCCAGTTAGGCTACGACCTGATGAGGGAGAATGACTTCACAGGGTATAATATTATCTTGACCTGGTTGTATGAGGGAGTGATGCCAGATTATTATGAATAAGAAATACCAGATAACTGGATTAAATTGGCTACTTGTGAAAGATTGCTATAGTAAAAACGAAGCCAAAGAACTTGCTATGGGATGGAGGAAGCAGGGTTGGCGAGTAAGAGTGTTTCAACGAAAAAGTGGTTGGTGTGCGGCAAAGGGATTGAAGTAAAGGGATTTTACCTGAGTGGTATGGAGGTTGATATGGAACTAAACAAGAAGTTGGCAGGGTGGGCAGGGTTTACTGAAGTGAAGTGTAAGGATTGCTATGCTGAACCAACAGAATATGGGAAAGGACATCCTCACAGTATATGCCACTATGATTACCCAGACGACAGTAATACACACGTAGAACTGCCAGACTTCACCCAATCCCTAGATGCCTGCTTTAAGTGGCTGGTGCCGAAGGCATACCCAGATAGCATATCTTTTGATTATACCGCAATATCATTTGAGTGTGAGATTAAATGCTTTACGAAATTATATCACGGAAAGGGTGAAAGGGAAGCACTAGCCCTCTGTAAAGCAATAGAAAAGCTAATAGATAGTGGTTAATTATTAGAAGGATAAGAAATGAGGAATTTAATCGTAGAAGTGATACTGTATGGGATAATAGTCCTCGGGCTATTAGCAATGCTTGGTATAGTCAAGCAGGATTGGACACTAAATCAACTAGCTGGCTATCTTACAGTACTAATAACTTTAGTGCTCATAATTGTTAGAAGGAGGTAACAATGGATAATTTTAGTGATGCCTGTAGGCTTGCTGAGAGATTTAGCCTAAAAGAACTAAGGCACGAACTCAAGATAATGCCAAACTGGGTCTACGCCGAGACAGATTTTGATGAAAGGTTCTGGTACTGGTATAACGACATAGTTAAGGAAGCCATTAAAGTCCGCAAGTTAGATGATGAAATCCTGCGTTGGGCTAACCCCCGTGACGCAACCAACCAACAAACAACCGCAGCCAGAGAGGACTTTGATATTATAGAGGTAGTAAGTTACTATACGGAACTCAAGGGAAGTAACGAATTGATGGGTAAGTGCCCGCTCCACGACTCACGCTTCGGAAGTAATTTTGAAGTCAATCCAGAGAAACAACTATTCCACTGCTTCTCCTGTGGTAAGGGTGGTGATGTCGTTAAGTTTATAATAGAGATGGAATGCCTCACGCCAGGCCAGGCAATAGCTTTTCTAAAGAATAGGTACAGTACTATATATAGGTACAGTACTAAGGCTAATGGGGATTACTATGATAGTGTTGAAACCACGACTGGCTAGGCACGTAACACTAGCGTTACACTTGCGTTACATTCTGTTACACCGTTACGCCCGTAACACTGCGTTACACTTTGGGAGGTTTTGTGCCTGAACTAACACAGGCCGAGCTAGAGGATTGGATAGCGAACAAGGCGACTGGCAAGTTTCACTATACTAAGGTAATGGATGGGGCAGTCAGTCCTCGTTTATACCCACAACTACGGAATATGATGAAGAGGGCGGCTGGGAAGGGGATAGCTTGCTCCGTTGATGGCAAGGATGGTTGGTGGAGACCGCTAGATAAATCCTTAGAGGAACTGTGTTGGTGGGATGGCGATGGGGTTATTGGGGATAATATCGTCCTCCCCCTAGGGATAGGTAGGTTCTGCTATATACCCCTTCCCTCACTTATAATTATAGCGGGGAAATATAACGCTGGGAAGACTGCTCTTTGCATAAACATAGTCAATGACAACTTAGGAATGTGGGAAGATAGGCTAGATTTCTATGTTAGCGAGGGGGCAGAGATGATGAGAGGGAAGTTTAATATTATAAATGAGAATATGCCTAAACCGCCTCCCTTCAAGACCTACCGGAAGACGCAGAACTTTGCCGATGTGATTAACCCTGACAATTTAAGCGTCATAGATTATCTAAGGGTTGATATGGAGAAGTCCTATGCCGTGGGCGATAAACTCTTTGAGATATTCAATAAGCTCAATAAGGGGATAGCCGTTGTTGCTATGCAGAAACCCCCAGGGGAGAGAAAATTAGCTTTTGGTGGTGCTGCTACCGCCTTTGAACCGTCTTTATATATTTGGATGGACAAAGACACGCTTGGCTTTGAGAAGATAAAAGTCCCGAAAATAACTAATGTTGACCCATATAACCTAAAGATAAAATACAGTATTTATAAAGGCGCTAAGTTCTACGATGTCAAAGAGATAGTTGAGATGGGGGATATGTCGCTGTGAGTTTAATATAGTTGAGGCGTTTGATTGAGTGAAAATAACTGAGAGGGATTTCAGTAGCCAGGTAGAGGATTTGTTAAGACTCTATGGCTGGCGTTGGTCTCACTTCCGCCCTGCCAGAACAAAGGATGGCTGGGTAACGGCTTTAAGTGGCGATAAGGGATTTCCTGATTATGTTGCTGTGAAGGAAGCTAGGGTCTTATTCATTGAACTAAAGTCTGAGAAGGGTCAATTAAGCGAGGAGCAATGGGAATGGTTGTATGACCTTAGAGATTCTATGGTTGAAGCGTATGTTTGGCGCCCTTCGGATTTTGATAAGATAGTAGGGATACTTGAATGAAGCGTGTTAGTAAGAAACAGGAAGTAGAACTACAGCTACGGCACTTCATAAAGCGGGAGTTGATAAGTAAATATGCTATGAATTGTATGACTTGTGGGCGTTGGTCAGTAATCCACCCATTAGCCTATCTCATATTATATCACTCAGCCGAGGCGGGAAAACTAGCTTTGAAAATTGTATTACAGAATGTAACGATTGCCATACAGCTTGGGAGAAATGTCCAGAAAAGAGACCCAAAGACAGTATAGGCTATAAACTCTGGATAGCACAAACGAATGTATAGACTTTACGAAGATGATGGATATAATATAGTTGCCGAAGAGGTAGAACCGACAGAATGCTACTGGTGTCTTGATGGTGAAGTGCCTGATGAAGCTGAGATGCCGTTTCTGTTTTGTGCCAAGCACCTTGTTATTTGTGAATTCGTGCTTGATAAGGCGGGGTTACACCCTAAAAGGTCAGAACCCTTGTGGTAATGGAAACTTTACTCTGGGAAATGCTCAAACCCGATATACAGGTGAAACTAAGGATGTTAGCTCCTGCTGGATGGCGACCACCCGTATCTAATTTTAGAAAGGTAAATGTGTATAGAGAACTGAAAGGGGATGTAGCTCGGATAATGGTAGAGCGGGTCAATCCTAGGAGTAGTAAATGGCGAAGGTAAGGAGAGATAATATGAGGTACCATTGTAGTTCCTGTGGTAAGGCATTAGATTGTAAGAAAAGTGATGAATGTTGGTCTGATAATCAGAACGCTTTGACTCATCCCCACTTAGGAGGGTTACAATGCCGAGACTGCTATGCCAAAACTCATAGCTTCTGTCGTCAATGCAAGGACAGACCCTTTGGTGATGGATGGCTATATTGCCCTTGGTGTGGGGCAGCGAAGTAGAGAGTGGTATAGAGCTATGCAGGAATACTGGTTGCGATTTGCTCACATTTGCCAGTGGCGGATAACTGATTCAATTCATAAGAAGGGAAATAATCTTTGTGGCTATGGCTTGGTTTATAAACCTCGTTGTGTTTTCAAGAGGTGTAGAGCTAGGCAACTAAAAGGCTATGAGACTATAGAACTATGATGGAGATGAAAGACTCCCAAGCATATTCAAGGGAAGATAGCGGCTGTGCGTTTGCAACTGAACAGATTGGCCATCAGTCTAACTGCCTCCATTGTCCGTTTATGCGCTGTATCTATGATAAGCCTGGGGCTAGGCGGCGTTTTACTAAAGATGAGCGTGATGAGGAGATAAGAAAGCTACGCAAAGAAGGGAAGTTACCCGAGGAATTGGCGGCTCTATACAGGGTAGGCATCAGGACTATACAAAGAGCACTCAGGAGGGAAGGATAACGATGGAAATGAAGAAATACCAAATAATATATGCTGACTTGGAGAGGGGATTAGTATGACAAACGAAGAAAAGCGAGATTTAATGAACTTTGTTAAACGAAGAATAAATGGTGGATATAATTGCCGAGAGACAGTGAGAGCACTCCAAAAGATAGGTTTCAAAGCAGGCACGATTCGGCAGTATTATAAAATTGCTATGTTGTGGGGCAACGAAGTAGAGAGTGAGATAGAGCTGTGAAATATAAGATATTAGATGATGACGAAGTAGTAAAAGTAAAACTCAATCAAGCCCCTTTCAGTATTAGGCTTACTTGTTGCGACTGTGGGCTAACTCACGATGTTAAAATGCTGAAGTATGAAAGCTTAGGAGAAGAGGAGTTAGAGATGATTTTCAGCCGTAACAGGCGAAGCACAGCGAAACAGAGGAGGAAGGGGATTTATCCATGGCGGAAATAGAACAACCCAAAGAACAAGAGCAACCCAACCCGAAGGAAAAGCCACCGTCTTGGTGGAGTTACGGCTCAATATACTTTACGCTTGCGCAGGTGAAGTGGCTGCTAGAGCATCTTAATGAACTTAGGGAAGGACGCTGGCCACCCGAGCATAAAGTTAGTGGCTACACTGGTTCTCCTAAAAGAGTAATAAGAAAAGAGGGGAGTTTTGTTAGACCCGCTATCATAGCGGCTGAGATGGATGTACGCTTGAGTAAAACAGGTAATGATGGTCTACTATTAGAAGCCCGCTATAATGGCACAGAAGATAGTGAGTTGTGTAGTGAATTCAATCTAACTCAGGAAGACTTGGACAGACGAATCACCAAAGCATTAAAGTACATTACAGGTGAACACAGAAGGTGGAATGACTGGACAGATAAGAAGGGACAGTTCCATAGGGGACAGAGTTATAAGGGGGTAGTATGAAGCGAACTATACAGAAGAACACTCTAGGTTTTATGACATCGGCAGCTTATACTCACATCCGCACACCTCGGGATATATGGGTGGAACTAACCTAGAGCAGCCCTGAAACTTATCACAATCAATGTACAGCTCTTTACTGGTCTTTCCTATGGTTTCCTACCTTTTTAATATCTTCCCACGTCTCACACTTGTCTTTGGTTACTAGCTCGCATATCCGCATATCGTTTAACCTGCAGTAATCCTGACTCTCATCTCCACATACCTTACTTACCATCTCTGGGCATCTATCCATTTTATTCTCCTTTTGGAATTGCAGGACAGTGGTCTCTATAATAACACCCTTCTTCATAATCACAACAAGTCCAATAGGGAGCTAATACTTCCCAGACATTCTCATCGTCCCCTGGTAGTCCTCTAAAGTTAGGGCATATAGTAGAGTTCTGTAGCATCTTAATTGCTTGTTCTATCATTATAACCTCTTAACTACTAGCCATAGCCCAACTGGTATAACAGCAGTGAATATAATAGCCTCACTCCAGATGATAAGCTGGTTAGTTTCAGTCCACATAAACCTACCATCACCCAGGGCTTGCCTCCAACAAGTGTAAGCAGTAAAGGCAGTAGCGAGCATCATAATCCATATTACCAGTAGAATTGCTATGAGCCTCATTTCATCTCTCCTATTGTAAGATTAGGATTGGCTTTAGCTATCAACTTGAGTTTCAAAAATACATTGAATGCCTTGCCAGTTAGTCTTATTTTATACTTCATTACATCACACCTCATACTGGCTCAAGCCAGCCTTTATTATAAGAACAAATAGTATAAAGATTAGAAGGGTTGTCATTGCTCAAGTTCCTTTTTGTATAGATATAGTATTGTATCTCCTTGTCTTTTTCTAGTGAATGCTCTTACTTTAGCTACACGATATGAGTATTGTCTAAGAGCATTTGCTTCCTTTGGGGATAAGCCAGTTATTTCCAACATCAGCCCATCAATTAGTTGGTTAAACTTATCCCTTATCTCTAACCAATGTTCATTCCCCTTTGATAGTACTTTGGTTTTCTCAACAATCTTTACTTCCATCTTACCACCCCCTCTTTCTAAGCTCTTGGATTAATCGGTAATACATCCAGTTATCTATTTTCATTTCTGCTCCATTGTTACTATTAAATCGGGCAATGCCTCAATTTCAGAAGTAGTGTTATTAAACTGAACGCCATAGTTGACTTGCTTGCCAGTTTTTCTATCAACTACCTTGAGTCTAATACCAGTCCCTTTAATCCGACCAACTGGAATATGCTGTCTTCCCATAGGTGCTGATGCCATACCTATACCCATTCTATTTACCCTCCAGTTCAGCGATTATTTTACTAGCTTCTTTGGATATGTCTATTATCTTTATGTTGCTGTCCTTGCCGAATGTGCCGGCATCCCAATCCGCTAATTGCTTTAGTAATTCTGCCATCCTCGGTCCAGCAACTACAAGGTGGGCGTTGGCCTCCATTTCGGCCCAAGTAGTGCGTGTATGCTGGTAAGATAGGAACAGTAACTTGTCATCGCCGTAGATATTATAGGAATTATGCTCCCGCTTTGCTATCCATTTCCCTTTAGTAATTTCCATTATACACCTTCCTCCTTATTCTATAGGTTGTTATAAAGTTGTCATTCCCCTTTATCTCAATTAGTTTCTTTCCTTGCAGTGCTCTTAAAGTGGCAAGACTAACAGTTTGTGTTTCTCCATCTTTCTCAATCCAGCAGAAGGTATTAACGCCGTAGTGCTTACTTAATTTCCAACCATCATTCAGGGCGTCTAAAATCCCTTGCTGTGCAGTGCTGGTCATTATCCTTGTCCTCCTTATTATTTGATGGCCTGATTACTGAATAATAGATATTTCCTTCAATAGTGTTTTTGTTTTACACGCTACAAAGATTGTTCCGTCTGGCCGCTTGAATATCCAGATAAAATCGCTACCGCCAATGTCCGTTATCTTGGCATTCATTTCATAGCCTAATTCAATAAGGCGTTCAATGGCCTTTTCAGTTGGAGTTAATTCTCTTCCCATTTTATTCCCCCTTTCAGGCGGTTTCTGCCTTAGTAGCTCCCATAACTTGTCCAGCAAGTATAAGATGTGGCTTGGTTTGCTCCTTACATTCTGGACACCGCTTACCCGCCAGTAACTCAATGAGCCTGAAGTACATTTGGCAAGTTTTGCAAAAGTAACCTAGCATTTCCTACCTCCTTCCTTATTTAATACTACCTTTATTATGTATTACCTTGCGACAAACACGACATTCACTAAACCGTCCTTGCCTATCCCCGCCTGACATCCAGATATGATGATGTCCTTTCTTTGCTGACCGGGCGTTAAGGCGTTCACTATAATTGGCGACTCCTAGTGCTACTAGGCGCCTGTCAAAAGTAGGTGTTCTATGTGCTGATTTTACAGCTAGATGCGCTACCTCGTGGGCTATACAATGATGCCAATGTTTTACCGAGGACTTGGCGAAGTAACTACGGCTTAGACAGATATTTCCCCGTGGAAACTTGCTACGAGGGTTTACGAACTCAGCAATATGGCAATGAGCATAAGTATATTTACCTATTCTACAGCCAAGCCCACCAGCCCAGCGGAGTGTAACCTTATCAGTAACTTCTAGCTTGGCAGCACATCTGTCGGCGTAGGCTTGGTATGTTGCTAGTTTGCCCATCGTATCCCTCCTTTATTTGATGTCTTAATTATCCCACGCCTAAAAGCAGTAGTCAATAGGTATTTAGTCCTGGTTAGACCCCTGACCTTTGGGGGATACGGGTTCGTCTTTTTATAAATTTACGCCTAAGATATAGGCTTGTTATGAAATAGGTGAGTTCCGCTTGACAAAGAGATTAGCTTTAGTTTATTATAGACAAATATGGGGAGAGGTCTGCTTAGATACCCAAATATCCTTCGGGAGCATAATTTCCGCCAGGAAATAGCGGCTACCAAGACAGCTAGGCTGTGGGAGACTGCCACCAATTCTAAGCGACTAAAGGATAGACAGGGAGCTATTGCCGACCTCTATAGAATAGGCTATCACACCAATGAGTTGGTAAGCGGATTGGGTATCTCAAAGGTTAAGGTTAGCAGAGCCTTAAAAGCAGAGGGCGTATTACCCGGTCACTTTAGAGGGCATTACTGTTTAAGTAAAAAGGAATGGGTAGATAAGAAGGCTGAGTACGGGTACCGTTGTGCTTATTGCGGTAAAAAAGCAAAGCAATTAACAGTTGAGCATATTGTTGCACTTAGCCAGGGCGGAGAAGATATTAAGTCCAACATAATTCCCGCCTGTTCAACCTGTAATAAGAGTAAGAATAAGAGACCACTGATTGATTGGCCAGGTTTTAGAGGACTACAGCTCAATCAAGATATGATTTAGGAATGATAGAGGTATGCCAGTTCGGGCTGAAAGTATCTTAATAGCTGGGTGTGGCGGAATAGGTAGACGCTGCGTTGTTGCTAGACAAACATAATCCAAAAGAGGAGGCTTGCTAGTACGAGCCATCTAGGGTGCAAATCCCTAGCCCCAGCTTACTATTGATTGCCCGGATAAATCGCTGTACATCGTTCTCAGAGCCTCAGTTATTGTAAAGTAAAACAGTGTTAGGCGTTTAAGGGGGTGATGCCCAGTGAACAATATACAACCATTTGAGTAACAACTGGGGGCACACCGAGCCAGTATAAATAACGAGTATGGAACTATCATAATGTGTCAGCGTTAAGCAATCAATTACAACTACCTATCATATCATCGGCCTCTGGCCGTACCTGAATATCAGCTTATGCGAGATATGTTGGGCTTGTGAGGAAGAAGGCGTACGAATAAATGCACATATATGCGGGAAAGATAACTTTATAAAGAAGAGAGGTTAGCCTTGGGAGAAGTAGCACTAAATGAACTTCTTGTTGTAGCTAAAAAGGAAACTCGTGGGCGAAAGAAACATAGCGATGTTCGGGCGGGCGTGCAGCATACCATTAATGCGGCTGGTCCGCTAGGCGCACAGTACATTCTAAAGATACTCCAAACAAAAATGAGGATAGACTTTACCCGGTGGAAGGTAGCAGAGTTTGTAGTTGAGCAGCACCTCGGCAAGGCAAGGCAGAAGATAGAGGTAGACTCCCCTATCAACAGTTACCTGGCTATCATTGCCCTAGCTGAGAAGGCAGAGCAAGCTCAGCTAGAGAACAAGGTTATTGAGGGGGAATATGCCATTAAGCAAGAAGAGAAACAGGGAACGGATGGAACAGCTCAGGTTGCACAAGACAAAAGTGCAACCTGTACCACTATATAACCCCTCGTTGCATAGACCGGGTGATACCGTTCGGGTACTGAGGGGTAAGCGTGAGGTTATCGTTACTATCCCAGAGTTAGACGCTGACGGGCGTGTTATCTACTAGGTTGGAATCCAACCTATATGTAAGGTGAGTATGTTATTACTTTGTGTTAGATGCAGGAAGGTTAAGACACACAGAAGGGTAGATGGTAGGGCGGTATGTGATATGTGTCTTCTTAGAGACGCCAAGGGCGGTAAGGTTAAGGACTACTCTAGGTTGAAGAAAACCTACTGGAACACTAGGGTAGGTACACCTTGAGGCCCCTAGAAGCACCAGCAGTTCCCGAGGTGACAGAGGGGCAGGCATTATTATTAAGGTCGGCTGGAAGAGGTAAGCCCACCTTATGGATACAAGAAATATTCAATTGCCTGCTACACCCTCTTCAAGCTCAGATAGCTGAATCTGTAATGAAGAACCCACGCACTGCTGTGAGAAGTTGTAGTAATAGTGGGAAGTCTTTTGACGCTGCTCGTATTGCATTGTGTTTTCTTTTTAATTACCGTCCTTCAATTGTTATTACTACTGCCCCTACATTTAGGCAAGTAGAGTCTATTTTATGGAGAGAGATAGCGACGGCACACGGAAGTGCTACCATTAAATTAGACGGGTCTCCTAAACAAGTAGGACTTAATCTTGCTAAAGACCACTTCGCTATAGGACTATCAACCGATGAACCAGAGCGGTTTCAGGGTCTTCATTCTCCTCACATTCTTGTAATCGCAGATGAAGCCTCAGGATTAAGTGAAGAAGTCTATGCCGCCATTGAGAACCCTTTAAGTGGAGGATTTACGAGATTACTTTTAATCGGCAACCCGACACGTCCTACTGGGAGTTTCAGGGATGCATTTAACTCCCCTTTGTACAAAAAGTTTCACATATCGGCTTTTGACACCCCAAATTTTACAGAATTTAATATTTTAATTGAGGACATCCGTACAGGGGCGTGGAAAGACAAGGTAGGGGAATTGCCCTATCCGTCTCTTATAGACCCCCAGTGGGTGGCTGAACGCTTCTCAGAGTGGGGTGAGGGGAGTTCCCTGTTTCAAGTGTACGTCCTCGGAGATTTCCCCGAAGCGGGGGTTAATAATCTATTCAGATTAAGTGATGTAGAAGCAGCGATGGAGCGAGATTTACCCGTTGGGGATACGAAAGTAAGTGCCGTAGATGTAGCGAGATACGGTGAAGATTTCTCGGTTTTTGGTACACGCATAGGGAATAAAGTATTTTCAATGAAACCTTGGTCTCATTCAAAGGCCCCTGAGTCGGCGGGAAGGATAATCCGTGAGATGCGACTCCAGAAGCCGTACATAACCGTTATAGATGCGGTCGCTCTTGGAGATGATGTTGCCGATATTGTAGAAGAGGATGGGGAGTCTCTTGTTCGTTTTTACTCAGGTGCAAACGCTATTGATAAAGTTGTTTTCGGAAATGCTCGTGCTGAGGAGTACTGGAAATTAAACAGGAAATTTGAGGAAGGCACGATTGATATACCAAAAGACGATATATTAAAGGCTCAACTTCTGGACATCCGTTTTAGATATGACGGGAAGGGAAGATATTTTATTGAATCTAAGGAAGAGGCTAGGGCAAGGGGTTCAAAGTCTCCTGACAGGGCGGATACATTGATGATGCTGTTTGCCCGTGCTGCTAATCATAAGGGCGGGCCTCCGCAGACGAAGGACTATTATTGATGGCTGATTGGCTGGATAAGGTTCAAGAGAAAGAAAAGGTTTTCAAGCCTTTATTTGACCGTATGGATAAGGATAGGGATATTCTCTATTCATCTCCTTTTGTAATGATGACTCTTGACGGTCAGAGAGAGCAGAAGGATGTATCCAACGTTACATTACCAGATGGTGCTCTATTCGCTGCCAAGGCTATCGCCAAACTTGCTGGGGTTAAACGTCAGACAATGGTAGAAGCTGGCAGGAAGGAGATGTCGGATGAGGAAACTACCGCCGTAGAGAACTTCCTTGATGATACGGAGTATGAGGTTGATGCCAAGTTAAACGAGGAAGGTGAATGGCCAGAGTTTTCTACACATTCTGAAGGCGTGTGTATCAACGGCCCTATTGCCGACCAGATACTAACACGTGAAGAGAACGGTATCTATATCCCTGACGTAAGACCCCTTGATACTAGATATCTCGTTTATGAAATAGGCGTAAAAGAAAATTGGGTGGCCTATAAGATGTTCAGGGATAAATCAATGGTTCTTGAGCAGTACGATGTTAAATCTCAGAGCCTACAGGAAGAGAATAACATAATTACCGGTATCTGGACAAACGAAAAAGAAATAATTTATGTAAACAAACAATTGGCAAACGAACAGGATAATCCTTACGGGAAACCCCCTTTTGTTATCCAGATGCCTCCATCGGGGTCTGCTTTAAAACACCGTGATACGAAGAAAAGGCAGGGTGAGAGTATCTTTTCCTTGCTTCGTGACCTGTACCCAGAGATTAACTGGATAGCTACGCTGTTGAAAACGATGAACTACGACCTTCTAAAGCCACCCTACCAGGAGGTCACTGAAGAAGGCAGGACAGCTAAACCTGGTAAAAACTACCCAGGCAAAGCGGGAAGAGTTATGCAGGTTGACCAGCAAAATGCCTACACTCTAATCCCCAAACCTGACTTAAAGAACTTTACCCGTGTTTTTATGAATATGATTGACAGGCGGGAACAGATGGCCTCCTTCTCAATACAGGATTTTGGTTCTGTAACATTCCCCTTGCCAGCTGTTTCATTAGCACTTCTAGCGGGTAGTAAGGGGGAACTTCTCCTCTCACGTTTATGGGCGCTTGCCCTCCTTTACCAGCAGCGCTCAAGAATGATTATAGAGCAGTACCTTGAAATAAATAAGACTCTAGAACTGGGTGCCGAAGGACACCGAAGGAAGCACGACCCCTCAAAATTAAAAGGTGAGTATGTAATTAAGTACCGTTATTCAAGTGTTTCCAAGGAGGAGCAGGCTTCGGATGCGGCTATAGCAAATTCAATGGGTGGTCTTGTATCCGAGGATTACAAGCGCAGGGAAATCCTCAAGTTGCCCGACCCAGACGGTGAGAAGATGAAGATACGGGCAGAGCAGGCGGAGAGGATGGACCCTGTAATAGCTTTATACGAGCAGGGTTCTAGTCTTATCGCCCAATCTGCCAAAGGTGGGGATAGGGCTGATATGAAGGCCAAGTTAATCTTGAGGAAAATAGAAAGCCTCTTGAGACCACAACCTGTTGTTCAGCCTAAAACTGAAGAGCCAAAATCGCCAGAACCCGCTGAGGCAAAACAGCTCATTCCGCTATTTGGTGGAGGTGGTGGTGGACGTGGTAATGCTACGCAACGACCAGAAGAATTGGAAGAGGAAAAAGAATAGTGGAAAAACTAACTCAAGAAGCATTTAACAAGCGAATATCGGCTGCTATGGAGCCTGTGAAATCAACTAATGGTGCCAGACCAGACGCTCTTAGAACTCTCGTAGAAAGAGCCAGGGCAAGGAATAAACAAGTTTTGAATAAACGGGTGGAGAAATAGTGGTAATTGACTTAGGCCCAAGCAGACAACCCGAAGAACCCGGTGCGATAACAGCTAAACTCGTTGGTGAGGTTGTTAGTGGTCTGAGCAGGAAAAGGCGGGAAGAAACGCTTGGTGTTCTTGATATACAGGAGATTACCTTCTTTGACCCTTTGGAAGCTGCCGAACTTGGCCTTACGATAGAGGAAGGGTGGCAGCTTAAACTTGCGCCATCCGAAGATGGTTTTATCCAGACTTTGATTTCACCCGAAGGGGAAGAGGTTAGCTTTGAGGAAGTCTTCGTCACCCCTGAAGGTGTTTGGATAACACAGGCTCAGATTGAAGCGCAAGAGCAACTCGCCGCTATACCAGTTGAGTTTCCAGAAATTGTTCCAACGGTTCCTACCGCCCCTAGCGGTAGGACAATAGAACAGTTACTTGAACAACTAGCTGGCCCAATGCCTACTCCCGAAAGGATAATAGCCGAAAAGGAACTGGTTGCGTTACAAGCTCAACTAACCCCTGAAGAACAAGTAATCAGCGAACTTGAGACTTTATTCATAGAATGGCAAGAAAGGATACTTATCCCTGGGGAGTTTTCTAAGGTCGTATTGGAAATACAGGAGACTTTCCCTGGTATAACAGATGGAGATATAAAAATAGTTCTAGGTCAACTACCCGAGGAAGCTAGGGAGCTTGCCCAAAGGATATGGCCTGAAGAATTTAGGGCTGTTATCGCCCAGTTTGATTTCTCAGAAACGAAGGACGGCTTCTATACTGCCCTTTTACAAGCTGGGAGGAATGATAATACCGAGAAGTTGCTCAACATTGTACACCCCGAAATAACAGAGAACCAGATGAGGGGGGTATTCGGTGAGGCTTTAATCTTACCGATAGATAACTGGGCTGAAGGGCGGAACTTTAACTTATGGCCGTGGGAAAAGAAGATAACCCCTGAAAATCAAAATGAAGACTGGGCACAGGAAGAGTATGAAAATTATGTCAAAGCTGTTAAAGCCGCTCCCGATTGGGCACGCAAGTGGGAAGTAGGGTATGGCAATATTCTCTCCGCAGTAGGTTCGGGGGCTAGGTTTTTTGGGAACGAAGGGATAGCTGACCAATTGCAAGCCGTATCTGCCGAACATTTAGCGATGAAGACAGCCGACCTTGAACCTACTCAATTCAACTGGGATGATATTTATACGGGTTTGATAGAGCAGATACCCACTACCTTAGCTTTAATGGGGGTTACAATACTTGCTTTTGCAGCCACGAAAGGACTTGCCGCCCCAGTTATAGGAAGTTTTGCTAGCTACATTCTTGCTTCATTGGCAGGTGGTGGAGTAGGCGCTGCTTTTGAGGGTGCCCTTGAAGCTGGTGGCGTTTACGATGCCTGGCTTGTGGAACACCCTGGCGATGTGGCTGGAGCGAAACAAGTTGCGGATGAAGTGTTCAGGAATAATCTAATCCTTCTTGGTGCGACAAACTTTGCTGAACTTGCTGCTATCTTCGCACCTGGGGGAAGGGTTCTTAGAGGTGCTATTCTCAGAGGTTTTATTAAGGTAGTTCGTAATCCTGCGGGCAAGATAATCTCTATAATTATATTGGAAGATGGCCAAGAGTTGGCTCAGGAGTACTGGACCCGGAGGGCTTTAGGGCGGGAATTTGTTTTAGATGATGAGATGAAGTTAGTTATTACTTTGGCTACGATGATGGGTGCTAGTTTCGGTACTGGCGGTGTTATATACCAGAACTTTCAAGAGAAAGTGATAGGGAACTTGACTCCTGATTTAAGAACACAATTTGATACCGACAAGCAAGCGGCTCTTGCGAGAGGATTGACTGAAGAACAGGCCACTGAGGAAGCACTTAACAAGGTAACTGATACTGCGGACGGCAAAAAGGTTATTGATGATGTTATAGAAGTTTCCAAAATAGATGACCTTGAGCGGGCATTGAAACCTAAAACTACGGCTGAAGCCCTGGCGCAGAAGCAGACCTTTGATAAGATGCGGACTGAAGCTCCACAAATCAAAGACATTAAGCCTAAAATACCCAAACCCCCGACAAAGGAGCAGATTGCCGAGGTTACCGAAACAGAAATTAAAATCTCTGAAGTAGAACGCCTTACCCAAAGGGCAGACGAAGTGGCTGCTGAGATAGAAGGTCACGAGGATACGATAAGGAACAGTAATCTCCAGAGGTTGCTACCCGTCTGGAAGAGGATGCAACGTAGGAAAGACCAGCCCAGTGATTTAACCATCAAGGAGTATAAAGATTTCACAGGGAAATCAGAAGTCCCACCTACAAGTTTGACAAGAGATAAGAAGCATGTCATTTGGACGGATGCCTTAGATAGCGTGGTCACTGAGTTTGGTTATGAGACTGTCGAAGATTTAATGGTAGACCTTAATAGATTAGGTGAGATGGATGCTAGGCTTCAGACATTGTACAACGAAAGGGCTTCGCTCAATGAAGATGTAAAGACTGCTGAGAAGCAAGCGGAAACCACGAGGTCGAGTATAATTAAAGACCTTGAAACACTAACGACTGAAATAGAAACCGAGATAGATGCTTTCCAGGTAGCAATTAAAGGTCTGAAGGGCGAAGAGGCTAGGCTAGGAAGGGAAGTACTTGATGGACTTGAGAGAGAATTAAAGTTTTCCAAGAATACCCTTGAGACTTTTAGGCAGAAACCAGACCTACCAGATGCCACGGTACTCCGTTCAACGATTATGGCTTGGGCAAAAATAAAAGGTCTGACTCAGAAGACACTTCAAGAAATTTACAGTTCTGTCGCTGGTCGTCGGCAACTAAGATTTATTAAACAGGAGCACCTCGTAACGATACTGGAAAAGGTTAGGATAGCTCGTCCCAAGAGAATTAGGGGCAAAACCATTGTTACCCTAAAGACAGAGAAGAAGATTGCTGCACTGAAGGAAACCCTTATCTCCAACAAACAGCTAACGGAAGAGTCCTTCAATAGGTTGATAATTACGCTGGGACTCCAAGCGGATAGATATGTTAATGCCAATAGATTCATCACTGAAAGTGAAGGCAAGGCGCTTATACGTGGGATAAATGATGAAGCGGTCTTGAATACTTGGAATATCAAAGTGGAGGAATCCCTTGATAAGTTTCCTGACATTAAAACAGAGAGGGATAGATTAAATACGAGGAGTGAGATAACAGAGGTTACATTTAACGGAGAGCCTATCAGAGTGAGGCGTGGCAATGAACTGCGCTCTATGCGGTATTATGTCCTGAACTTACAGAAGCAACTTAAGGCTCCCATTTATGATGTCTGGCAGAAGATAAATCAGGAACACCTTGCCATAAGGCAGAGGCAGAAGATACTCGTTAATAAGCTGGAGGCTTCTACCCCCCAGTTTGAATCTATCGCTAAAGATGAAGTTGCCCTGAAGAGGATAGAAGATTATATCGCAGCTAAACAGAAGATGGCTAAAATCAAGTCACCTGAAAATATCACTGAAGAGGAGATTAAACTAGCCCAAGAACTGGAACGCCAGTTATTTGAATTCCGCAATGATGTCCGATATGCAAGGTTCACCGAGGCTTATGCAGGGCATAGTGGCGATGTAACTTTAATCTCAAATGATATTCCCGATGCACCCAAAGCAGCCTTAAGACGTGCGGTTGATATTTATGAGGGAAGTGGGGCTGAGGGTTTGAGGAAATTCTTGGATACACAGGATTGGGGCGTTATTAAAACTGGTTACGACCCACGCTCAATAGTAAAACCAGGGCTGCATTTATACCCCGCTAGGCCTACCACGTTCTCCAAAGGTCACATAAAGACACGGAGTGGAACGGAGTATACTGGTGAAGAGAGAACAATACTACAAAGATACCGTAGTTATGCAAAGCAGATAATGGGGCTTAGAGACCTTTCCCCCTTAATTAGGGCATTTGACAGGTTGTACACAGAACACGCACCTAAACTTAGTCCTGAGACACAGAGGCAGACCTCACGTGTCCTGAGCCGCAATATGAATGAGATGAAGGGCTATCGTGAGGATGGTGGTTTTATAAATCATATGATAGAAAGATTGTACGCACAGGTTGCCTCTGCTGTGTTCTGGAGACCAGACCTCGTTCTGAGAAATAAGTTCCAGAACTTTGCATTTAATCCTGATTACCACGCTGGCCGTTTCATTGACCCTCGTAACAGGTTTATGAGCAAACAGAGGAAGCAGTGGTTTGAGGTATTTATCTCACAAGAGAAAGGTATAGAACAAGATTATCTTTTGTACTCACAGAAGCCCTTTGTAGGCTTTGATAGACTTACGACGTTGGCTCACAAAACCAGCCTCTACCCTTGGTCTGACAAATCAAACAGAGCTGAGGCGTTTTTTGTCAGGATGAACAGGATAGACCGAGCTTTGTCTGATTATGAATTAGACGGCGATGTAAAGAAACTTATGAAGAACTCGGGTTTGATTGACTTTGAACCTAGGCAACAAGCAGAAGCTCTTGAATTATTGGCTATGGATGAGGTGGACTATGGCGTAGAGGGTCTAAGTTCAGTCAGCGGGATGGAGGCGTTTGCACTCTATAATGCGCAACAGTTAGTCAATAACGTACATTTCCTTTACGACAGAGCGCAGAGAGCACCTGCAGAGCAGGGAGCAACAGGTAAAACATTGGGTAATATCCTCGTCTTTACTAGAAGTTGGGGGGAGAGGATAATACTTCAAGGTTCTAAGCTAAGAGACCCTAACATTCCTATTAGAGAGAAGATACTGGCTGCTCAAATAATCGTTGGTATTATTGTGGCTGGTTTTCTTATGGGAGAAGCTTACAAGGAGATTACTGGCAAGTCCCATAACCCGTATAATCCCCTCAACATATTAACTTGGACTCCTGGTGGTTTGATAATTGGGGTCACAGAAGACCTTTCAAATGTAATGTATCTTATAACCCAAGCGATTCAGGGAGACAGGACGGCCTTGGGGCAGCTACCGAGCATTATAACTGGGGCTGCCGATATAACTATCCCATTCTATAAAAATCTAGTTCAGGCACTTGATGCCATAACGGATATGAAAGATGTAGATGTCTTCGCTTTACGCAAGATAAGAGAGATGATTGATGATGAATATGAGATGCGTGGTGGTACTCACGAAGTAGACCGAAATCTAGTAGAACAATTACAAAAGGCTTTACTGGCGGGGAAGGACGAACCACCGTCACCACAGGAAAAGGTCACCGTTGAAGAGGAACTTTTGGCAACACCGATGGGCGAGCAGTTGCCTTTCTCTCTTGAACCGCCTGAGATTTACGATATGGGTAACCTCAATTCGGCATTTAGCCAAATTCTAAAGGATGTAGAGGATATAACAGAGGCAAACGGCTATTCTCCGCTTGCTGTGGCGTGGGCTCAGAAGGAACTGGCAGAAGCAGTCTGGAAGTTCCTTGTTGATAGACCTTTATATAAATTGGTTGACGAGCCAGGGGGGTTGGCACAACTTGACCTTTGGATTCTTCATTGGCAAGAACGTGAAGATATAGACCCCGATAAACTTGAGGCGTACGATAGAGACCCAGATAATAGACAGGCATATTTGGGTAACATTACTAGGCGCCAGTATGAACTCTTAAAAGATTTTACCCTTACTGAAGACAAAGAACTTTTCTTGGAAGAACACCCTGGACTTCTAGTGAACCTTCGTGACGAGTGGCTGAGAGAAAACATAAACGAGGACGCTCAGTTAGCACTCTGGGGGCAGGCTGATATATTAAGCGTTGAAGCCTATGACCAGTTTATAACTTTGGTAGATGAGTTGGATATTCCTGATGGAGCGATACCAGAACTTACCCTCCCACCTAGAGCATCACTTGAAACACACTTTGAGTATCTTGAGATGGGGCCGATATTTGGCTGGAACAGCTGGGAGACCCAACTTCTTTTAGCTAAAGACCCTGCCTATTCGGAGTGGAGAGGGCTGGAACCAATTGATACGCTAATAGCTTCGCTTGAATTAAAGGTTAAGAACAGGGCTTTGTTTGACCTTTTTGATAGTTACAGTGATAAGGACTCACCTAATTACGTAGAGGAAAAAGAAGAAAGAGAAGATGCTAGAGAGCGGCTTAGATTAGATAATCCTGAATGGGTAGACGATATAAGAAGGATAGAGGCTATTGAACATCTCGCTTCCGATGACATAATTGAGGAGTGGGTTGAACGAGGACGGCTTGTTGATAAGTTCACCGCTGGTAGTTCAGAAGTTAAGGTCTGGCTGATTGACCATCCTGAGTCTTTTAAGTGGGCGCTAGACCAGGGATTACTTACGGATGACGGCAAGGGTTGGAACGAAGGGGTACTCCGTATCAACGCACAATGGGGTGAGTGGGATGACTGGTATGACGCCCTTCAAGGAAAGGACACAGCCGAAACTACACGGCTAAGGAAGCTGGCTTTGTTGTTCTTCCCTGAGTACGCAAAGGCAAGAAGGCGAAGGGATGCTCATCAAAACAACTTCCCCGAACATCTTATTGAGGACTATGTTGAATACTATATGCTTACAGACAACGAGGACAGAAAAGCATTCCTTAGAGAACATACAGAGTTTTATAGAGCGGCGCTTGACATACTGGGATGGAAGCCGAGAGACTTAACACCCAGCCCCCGAAGAGATGTATTTGAAAAACCCATTGCAAGGCCATTAGCAGCTAAATTCAGATGAGTAAATCTTTAATAAAAAAATAGGAGGTAGCAATGGTAACCAAGGACGAAACCAAGACCACTGGACAGGACTCTTCCCAAACTGGGGACTCTTCTACGAGTGAGAAGGGGAGTACTTCAACACCCGAAACTTTTACCAAGGAAGACAGGGACAAGGCCGTAAGCGATGCCCTATCAACTGCGGGTCGGACGGCTAAGGACTTTGAAAGCCGTAAGACTGTACTTGATACAAGAGAGCAGGCTATCAAGGATTCCGAAGCTAGAGACATTGAAAGGCAACAGGCTAGGGATATAGCGGAACTAGAATCGGCAAAGGACGACCCTGCACAACTCACTATTATCCAGCAGAGACAAAAGCTCCGTACCTCACAGGTTGAATTCAATATTAAGCAGAGAGAGTTTGAGGCTCAGAAAGTACAGCACGAAGCCGATAAGACTCAACATCAAACCGAGATTGAAGCAACTAGGGCTACGAGGCTAGAAACAGACATCTGGGCGATAGCGAAGAAGCACGAGGTTGACCCTGCGTGGTTGAAGAGCCTGGGGGTCTCAGACCTTAAACAACTAGAAGAGATTGCTAAGGGTGCATCAACAAAGAAGCCTTTTACTCCTGATTCTGGTAAGACGACTGGGGGTACTCAAATGCCTGAATCTAGCGGTGCTAAGATTAAGGCAGGTTTTGAGGAACTACACCCAACAAAATAGGAGGAAGATATGGCAATAGTAGGCAATTTCAGTAGTTTATCTGAACTACGAAAACTTGTCATCTCAGAGATGATTGCTGGTGTTATTGAGGAAGTTATTGAGGTGGGGCAACTCCTACCGGTGATGCCTATTGTTCAGCTTAACAGCAGGTCACTCATCTATAACAGGGAAAACGTCCTTCCCTCAGCGGCTTGGTATGATATACACCAGCAGATACCTTGGAAGGCTGATGTAACCCTTACCCAGAAAGAGGTCTGGCTGAAGAGGGCAATACGTCAGGATATACTCGATGAATTCGTAATGCAGACCTACCAGGACCCCAACGACTACAGGACTGAGATTATGAAGAGTCTAATCAAGGGTGTGATGCGGACTATAGAGGATACACTAGTCTATGGTTCGGGTTCCACCGAAGCGTCTATCGAGTTTGACGGTCTTGACAAACTCATCAGTATAGCCGATGGCGATGATTTCACTTCGGCTACTAATCTACAGTCTAAGGATATGGGTGGGTCAACATCACCAGTGACTTTCAGGGAACTAAGGCGACTCGTGAACGCAGTGAGGCCAAGAGCTAGCATCCTACTGATGACTAGAACTATGCGAGATACGTTGGCTGCGGTGGCCTTTGAAAAGGGCATCGTACTTTCCAGTGCCAATGTAATAGCCACTAGTACCCATACCCCTGACCAGTTTGGTAAGATGGTGGACTTCTTTGATGGTATTCCTATCGTTATTTCTGACTACCTGCTTCAAGAGAACGACAACACAGGTGGGAAAGATTCGGGGAACGATAGTGGTATGTCCAGCATCTACGGTATCCGCTTCGGACCGATTGTGGATGGTGGGCTTTCTCTAGTAGTTGGTGGTACAACCGGCGGAACACCTTTCTTCAAGATGAAGGAAATACCAGACCTGGAAGACTACGATGCTGGGGGCATCAGGCTAACAGCCTATGCCACCTGTGCGTTGGGTAGTACAAGGGCATTGGGTCGTATCCACAGCATTGATGAAGACGGTACAATCGTGGGGTAGGTTTAAGCTGAGCCTTAATCAGTAATAAAAGGCTTCTAACGGGTGTGCCTAAACAAAACACCCAATATAATTTAGGAGAAACAAATGGCAACTTCTACGGAAGTTCAAAACATCAATCACGATTTAAGAGTTGTAAATGGCGGAACAATCTATATGCCACCTTGGGAGGCGGGCAATACTACAACGTGGGGTAATTTAACCATACCCGATGTCTACGCTATAGGCACAACCCAACTGTACCCTACGAGTAGTATATACCGATACGGTATAAGAACCTTTGCCTATACCAAGCTGAGTTCAGGTGCTACAGTAGTTGGTGCTGGATACTGCCCAGAATCTACTGCCGAGCTCGTAGACCTCTCCAACCTAGTTGTCAGCGGTGGGGCTGGTGAAAACACAGTAATAATCACTAAGGCAGGTATAACTGTGAACCAGTATGCGGGTGGCTTCCTTGGTATCAAGATGGGTACTGGAGGTCTTACAACTGTTGGTAGGTATAGTTCTCGGCAAATCATCTCTAACACTGTAGCTGATGGCAGCGACAATGTTACCTTCACTCTTGACGGGGATAATGTTCTTGACCTCACTACCGCAGATGACTGTGTTCTTTGCGAGCATCCCTATGCAGAAATTAGGACTCCTGCAACTGCCAACTACAACATGGCTGTTGGTGTGTATATCAACACAGTTGTTGTGAGTAACTACCTCTGGGTGCAAACAGCAGGCCCTCATAATATGATATCTATGATTGCAACCTTTGAGGGCAGTGATGCTAACTCTGTGCCTTGCTATGCTATTGCTGGTGTGGCTCAGGTGTCAGAGGGCGGGGCTACTGGCGATGCTACCTGTAATGGTATTGAAGGAACCAGCCTACAGTGTATCGGCCATGTCTATGCCTCAACTGATATAGGCGGGCCTGCTGGTACTCCAGCTAACATCACGATTGCTCCCACAGTATGGCTTAACATCCTTCAGTAAGGAGAAACCGAATGGGGGGAGCAGTTGCCCGCTCCCCCCTGGGGAGAATTAGATGGCTGGTGCGAGAGTAAATGGGGCAGATTTGGAGAAACTGGTAAGTTATCTTGATGGCAATAATTTCGTTATCCCAGGAACCAGTGAAGCCAATAAGGGCGAGTTTACCATTCTTGATATAAATGGCGAAATAGGTATAGACAGTGAGGTAACTCTTTCTGGGGGCACTGTTCTTAAGTTTAAGGGTGGCGTACTCTATGAAGTGGAGGCTCCCTAGTGCCTCTATACGAGTATATATGCCCTAAATGCAACGAGGTATTTGAGAGGCTCAGGCTAATGTCAGAATACAACGCACCTGCGGCTTGCTCCAAATGTGGCACTAGTGCTGGCAGAATAATATCCAGTTCACATATCAGGATGGCAGAACCCTTCAGAGTAGTGGACTCTAGCGGTAATATCACCCACGAAAAACAGGTGCTAAGGAGTATGCCCGATTGGCAGGACACTAAGCCGATAGAACATCACGGAGTACCGAAGCCACTAATATCCAGAAGTGGAAATGTTTACTATCCTAGAAAGCAGAGAAGCAATGCCACTGTATGATTACCTGTGTGAGTGTGGGCATAAATACGAGGAGCTAAAGCCTTTTAAGGATAGGAACCATTCACTATGTTTTCTTTGTCATAGCGAAGCTAGGTTAATTCCATCTACATTTGCTATCATCTCCCACAATCCGTTCCCAGTAAGCGGGAATGTAGCTGGGGATGGAGAAGGGTTCAAGACAAAATATATGGGTAAGGAAGAATACAAAGAACATAAACAGGAAATCTATAATTCGTAAGAGGAGGTATGACTACTTATGGAATTATCAATAAAGGAGAGGATGCTATTACAGCAACTCCTCGGTGGCGTGAAGACTAATTTCCTCACGCTAAAGAAAATCAGGGTATTCAGGGAGGAACTTTCACCAACCAATTCTGAAGAGAAGAAACTTAATCTCAGGGAGGAGGGGACTGGTGATAAAAAGAGCTTAAGATGGAACCCTATCCCCGACAGGGAAATAGAAATCCCTGAAGCTGTTTATAATGTAATTAAGAAGACCCTTGAAAGTATGGACAAGGCGGAACAACTCAGCAATGATTTCTACTCTTTGATGGAGAAGTTCTTTCCTGAAATGGAAGATAAAAAAGCCAAGGAGGTATGACGATGGCTATTTACGAAGTAAGCGATAGGGAAACTATATCGGATGTGAGTTCGTCGATTGGATTCACATCAAGTAAACTAGTAGCAAATCTTATATATGCCTTCATTCAAGCAGTTGATGGGAATATAAGATTTTCTGAAGATGGAACTACCCCTACATCCTCATTGGGAGTGAGGTTGTTAAAGGACGGTACCACTGAGATATGGGGGACTAAGGCTATGTCTAAGTTTAGATGTATAGATGACGGTGGGACAGCAAAATTGGAAGTCATCTACTACAAGAGGTAGAGATGATTAAGAATTGGAAACCAGGACTCCCTAGTAGTTCAAGTGGAACTTTTTTACCTACAGCAGATGATACAGATGACCTCGGTTCTTCATCTGTACAGTGGAAAGATTTGTATATAGATGGTGTAGCCTATATTGATGAGCTAAAAGCAGACACTATCAACGAAGAGACTTCTGGTGCAGGTGTAACCATTGATGGTCTCAAGATTGAGAATGATGGTACGACGACTGACCTACTTGGCATAGTAGGTGATTATCTCCGCATAGGTGATGCTGGCACCTTTGTAAGGTGGGGGACGCCTTCCAACTTGGAAGATTGTCTCCTAGTCACTGAAGACTTTGAGGTCTTGGGGTTATCATATTTCAATGATAATATCACGTCTTTTGGGAATATACTTATGTCGGGTGGTGGCGTTGTGCAGTATAATAATGATATGGGGCCACAGTTTGGTGCTGCTTCAATTGACGCTGGAATACTGTACGAAACTGCCGATGCAGACGCTAAAGTAATGCTATTCTATATTGACGAGAGCAAAGACTCAGGTAACAATGTCCCTGCTTGGGTGTTTGGTGAGCACACCAATTTACAAAACGCTAACCTTGGTCTCTTTGATGAAGTTGTCCAGCCCCATCTTATAACGATAGAGAACTCAGGCAAATACGCAGGAGTATCAAACGCAACATCTGTAGCCGCTGCGATAAGATTAACCACTGCTACTGCTGGCACATTTACCAATGCTGTTATCGGAGACATTGTAAGAGTTACCGCAGGAACAAACGCTACGGCTGGATGGTACTTTGTGGATGCGGTAGTAGACGAATTCAGCGTTGACCTAGATAGGAACTGGTGTACAGGTGCTGTCACAAGCGGTGTTATGGTCGCTTGCCATAAATTAGCGATGATGACACCCAAAGCAATCTACCTACCCATCTATGATGCTGCTCCCGCCGACTCGGACATTGATTTAGATATGGATGGGGCGATGGCACTTGAGGTCACTCAGGCAAACGGCAGACTTTATTGGAGAGCCAACAATGGCTGGCACTATGTAGACGCTACGGCTGGTCTCTCAATGCCCAAAGAAGAAAGGGTTGACCCTGATGGAAATAAATTTGAGCTTGGAGACAAAGTAGCACTCGTAATAGACCGAATAAACGAGGACGGTAGTTTCCACGCTATGCCATACAGGAGGAATTAAATGCCACATAAACATAAGGGGAAGAAAAAGAAGAAATAGGAGGTTGATATGTCCCCAGCCGTTTCGGAGCAACAGAGACGACTTGCTTGTATAGCACTCAGTATAAAGTTGGGGAAGACAGATAAGAGTTTTAGTAAAGAGGGAGCTAAGATGGCTGAAACTATGAGTGAAGAGACTTTAAGGGAATTCTGTGAGAGCAAGGTGAGGAAATAATGGCAGCTTTAACAGATGCGGAATTGACCGACCGTGTAGAGGAAATACTAGAGGACGGAAGTAATGCTATCTTTACGGCTGCATCCATTTCATCTCAGCTTCAGGATGACCTAAAAACCGTATCCTTTTATAAACCCTGGGAGATACGGCAGACCCTTTTCGCCAGAGATGGTTCACGTGAGCTTAGTTTAAGTACAATAGATAATTTAATAGACATAGACGAGGTGGAGTACCCTATAGACCGAGACCCCCGTGCTTTCAGAAGTTTTGAAGAAAACCACCAAATGCTTATAATGGATATCCGTGCTAAACCATCCGCCACCATTCAACAAAAGGATATTCTCTTAACAACGGGTACAGAAAATCAAGTCCTTACGGGTACGGTTACTTTCACAGCTAATAGTACAGCAGTGACGGGTTCGGGTACGGCTTTTAGTACAGAGCTACAGGTTGGCTATTATATCTCCCCTACATCGCTTACAGCGTGGTACAGAGTGGCTTCCATAACGGACGACACCAACTTAGTACTAGCTGAGGTCGTAAAGACAAACGATGGCGGAGCGGATACGGGAACATATTATTGGTTCAGACCTGTTTATCTGTACTGTAATAAGAATCATTATGTAGAGAAAACACAGACCGATTTGGCAGGTGCGATAGATTTAGTTGCTGGGTATGCCAAAGACTCCTGGATGGTACACGTGGACGCCCTTGGTACGGGCACAATGCCCAGGGATATGCTGTTCACAATAGCTGGCGTTGATGGGGTATACAGAATAACAGATGATGCTACGATTGGTTCAAGTGAGGCTGACATCTTCTTTGACCCACCCCTAAAAGGCGTAGCAGCCGATAATTCTGTCGTTACTTTTTACGCCTCTAGTTTGGATAAAGAGCTTGAATCTGTACTACCAGATTATACCGCAGCAAAGGTTGCCCTCAATTGGGTGGGGGATACGAGAACAACACAAGATAATGTTCGTACGATTTTAGATACAACGAATACCGAGCTTGATAAAGTGGGCGCTAGATTAACAAACGCAGTCGCACACATAACAAGCGGAGCAGGTGAGATAACAGACAAACGTGCTGCTGCTATTACCGAGCTTGACCTAGCCAACCAGATGATTGATGACTCCGAGACCGACCTAGATGCCGCTACGAGTCTAATTAATACAGTTACTATTGGCGATAACCCCGTAGGTAAACGCATCAATTCCGCAATGGCTCGGCTTAGTAACTCTCGTGCAGAGATTAATCTGGCAAGGGGTTATCTTGTACCGCACAGTACAGGACTTGCTTACAGTAATCTAGCCGCCCGTGAACTTCAGGCTGCAAATGGTTATATAAGTGAAGGTACTAGCTATATAAATGAGGCTATGGCTCGTTTAAGAACCTCCACTTTACAACTTACTCATCTACAGAACTGGGCAAACAGGAAACTAGAAGCTACTCTTCAGACTCTCAGGAGAATGTCCTCGCCCAAGCAGAAGACATATGGGTATTCTAGAGATTAAAATCATACTTTATGGAATTATTGGTGGCGTAGTAATGTGGCTAGTATTTACTATTGCCCTTCATATTAGATTGGAGTTGCAATGACTAGGGTTATTACCCCCGAATTAAAAGCAGCCCAAGAAGCATCCTTTGGTACTCCAGCCATTGAATTGATTTTTACTAGCAAGGATGAATTAACAACACACGACTACAGTTTAACTACTGCTTCCACTAATAGATTAAAATACATAGAACACTGGGAGCTTCCATCAGACGACTTCGCTATTATCGTTCTAAGGAATGAAGATTTATCAATCCCCGATTTAAGAGGGTATTATGTTGATATAGGATATGGATTTGATACTACCGACCACGGCGGGTCAGGATTAGAAACGTCAGCGACAGCACGTTTATGGGTGGAACACCAACAGTACATCTCCGAACCCGGGACTTTAATCGTTGTTTTAACTTTAGAGGGTGTGTGGAGGCGGATGATGCGGAAGATAATCAAAAGTGTGGGCGATGCACCCGACTTTACTTACAAATTTGAGGGTCTTACCTATTATAAAATCCTTGAATTCATTATAGAGGATGAACTTGGGTATGAACTGCGTGCTCTTGGACAACACGATGACGGCATTATAGACACGACTGTACCTGAGTTTGAGATAAACAAGACTGTCTTTGAATACGCTGGTCTGATTGTTGAACGCTTAATGAATCACACAAAGTCTTATCTCAGGGCTGAAGCTGGCCTTATCTTCAGAGTAAGATACCCTCTGGTGAGTGCTTCAGAAGAAGAGACAAAGTACGGCGATGTTATTCTACAATACTACAGCGACCAAGCATTCCAGTTTTATGTATATGATGAGAAGAAATCCGTTCTTGTACCCAACCATATAATCGTTTATGGAAATCAAAACCCCGACACTGGAGACTGGGATAACATAATTACAGCGGAAGCTGAGGATGTCGGTACTAACGAACAACGGGTAACAGAAATCCAGCAGGCGGGGGGACTAAGAAGTCAAGGTGAACTACAAAATCTAGCTGACGCTATCTTACTTAGGTACAAAGCACAACAAACAGCAGGACGCTTAGTCATCCCCCACGATTGTAGATTAGAACTGTACGACAGGATTTTGATTACGAACAGTAGAGGAACTTAATGCCAAGTTATACTATAGCAAGTATAACTGACACACCTGCATTGGACGTCGTTGGTAGACGATTGGCTCTGGAAAGTGGCGGTAGGTTATGGGCAACATATTCCAAGAAGCCTAGTGGCTATACTTACCAACAAGTCTATTGCGCCTACAGTGATGATGATGGACAGACTTGGACTGAAACACAAGTTACAGACACTGACACAGACCACCATTTCTTTCCAATCATAGCCATAGATTCCGATGACGATATTCACATTGCCTATACTGCATCAGGTAGAGGTGCATTCCCTAACAGTCGTTCATTATTGTATATGAAAAGAACAAGCGGCAGTTGGGGCAGTGAGGAAGAAATAGCCCTCAAGGATGTCATAAATCCAGGACAGAACAGAGCATCCTTGGCCATAGATAGTGCTGATGATGTTCACGTAGTTTGGGATGGCCAAGGATGGAGTCCAAATACGGGGGAGTTTAGTATTAACTATAGAAAGCGGACTAGCGGTAGTTGGGGTACTGTGGAAACTATTGCAAATGAATCTTCTGACCAGAAGGGGGCATCGATAGCCCTAGATTCCAGCGATGATGTTCACGTAGTTTGGTATGGCAAGGGATGGGGAGTTAATACTACTATAAATAACATACAATACAGGAAACGGACAACTAGCTGGCAAACCCAAGAAGCTATTACCGATGTTGCCGATAGTCAGACTGACTCAGCTATAGCCCTAGATTCCAGCGATGATGTTCACGTAGTTTGGGTAGGCACTGATGCTTTTTATCGGAAGAGAACAACCTCCTGGCAGACACAGGAGAACATAACCAATGATGTAACCATCAGCCCCGATTTCTTGTCAATAGCCCTCACTAAGAGTGATATTATATATATGATTTATACTTCTGGTAGTCCTACTTATACGTACCTCAGAAGGAGAACAACAGTATGGTCAGACGCTATGCTTATAAACGAAGGAGTTGCCAATAGTTATACTTCGCTTCTTTGGGCAAGACACCCTACAGTGTCAACTATCAGGACTAATGTTCCGAATAATGCATATGCAATCTGGGAGGATGAGGGAAGTAAGGTTTTGTTTGGGTCTCTTTCTGTTTTTCCAACGGCAGCTACAACCAGAATAACAGGTCTTATACATAGGTATTGGCCTGGTCATTTTAGATTAGAATGTATTTTAGGTGGTGGATTAAGCGGAGACTTTTCCTCTGGTGGAAGGGTTGAACTTCGTCCACCCTTATTCTGGCCAGGGTTACAGACTAAGGAAGGACTGAGAGATTTCTTTGGGGGAGCAGAACTGCCCTTCCCACGATTTCCTGAGATGGACATCCCCGAAGATGAGGTGGAACCAAAACCTGGGCCAGGCCCTGGTGGGCCAGGACGACCTGACCCTGGAGGCCCCAAAGTACCTCATCCTCCTGAAAGACCTCAACCTGGCGGACCGAAAGGACCCGACTTACCCGATATACCTTTACCGAGTGTGTAATGGATAAAAACAGACCACCGAATGTAATGAGACCTGGGTACAGGGACTTAGGAAAAGGGAAGACGCATAAGCACATAGTAAGTCACGTTGATTTGGATGCGTTTGTCCAGGAGCAACTAGGCCCCGACATCACCGAGAGAGACTTAATAGAACTAGCGGTCGCTACCCTAAGAAGAATAAATCTACATCTCTCCATAATAACTGATGAAGAGATTGATTATGGGGATATAATATGGCCGACATAACGAGGAATGATTTACTAAGGTTGCTATTGATAGAGCTGCTTCTCACAGAGAAACTCTTGTCAAAGATAACAGGTGAACAAATAAAAGGGGAGGTTACATAATGGATGCAGAACTCAGAATTAAGGCACAACAGACATCAGATGTTTCAAGGGTAAGTGAATCGGTTGAACGCTATGTTAAGGGTCTCCGAGATGGCACCCTTACTACGGCAGCCTGGATACAATGTCTTATCCTTGAAGGTTTGGGATATGCGGCATTTGAGGGGGCTTTCTCTACCCCAGCTGTAGGTGGTGGAGTTGCAGCTGTCATTGATATAGACAGACCCAACTTCACCCTCGGTGTTCCTAATAATACTACAATTCTACCCTTTAGAATTCACGGGCAGGGGCTCACACCACTACTTGCCACAGATGCGGATGAGTCAGAGATACTATTCGGTGTACACGTTGGCACAAAGATAACCGTAGCCGCAGCGACATCCGTAACCCCACGAAATCTGGCAACTGGACTAGCTCAAGGTAGTGTATGTGATGCCGAGATAACACACAGCACCAATATATCTACTGCACCTACTGTAGATATGGAACTGGCCCGTGCTATAGTCGTTGGGGATTTGAACGGAACTCCTGCTAACGCCCTTTGGGGAAGGCTTGACCTGCTGTACGAACCAAAGTATGTACCTCTCATTAAAGGGCCGAGCACACTACTCGTCTATCGTGGAGGAACAG